AACCTCCGTGGACGTGATGTACCGGTTCGTCCGCTCGTCTGCGGCAAGCAGCATATCGACAGCGGCTTTGGCAGTTTCAAGCGACATTTTTCGGTGCGTTTTGCAGCCCTGATAGCAGTAGCTGCAGCGCAGGTTGCAGTCTTCCGTCACCTGAAATGTGATGCACTTGGAGTGCGGCGAGTTGATACCAAGCTGGATACCCGGCATAGGGAAAAGCCGCGCCAGCATATCGGTGAAGGTTTCCTGTGGTCTAATCATCGGTCTGCTCCCGCGGCGTTACCGTCACCGTGGCGGTCGAGAAATCAAGCACCCAGTCAACCGCTGCATTGCCGACAGCAGGAATGATAAATTCGCGTTCCAGCGTCGCTTTTGCGATTTCATACTCCTTGCTCTTGCCGAGGTAGTCTTTCATCCATGCGTTGTACGCATCGGTGTCTTTCAGCCCCTGTTTCGCCGCCATGAGCAGCAGCTCCTGAATGGAATTGCGGTCGTAATGCAGGGATTCGATGTAATTGGAGAGTTCGGCTTCGATCTGAATTTTCATGCGCGTATCCTCCTAAAATCAAGAATAAGCAACCGGAACGTGTGTCCACTCCGTGCCGTTGTGGTATTTCAAGCCGCCAGTGACGGGCGTCGGGTCAATCCAAAAGAGATTTGTCTGCGTCGGCGGTGTGCTGCCCGTGACAAACATGGCCAAGCTGGACAGCGCCATGAAGACAGGCGCGGAATCAGGGCCTTGCGCAAGAAGTGAAACCTCCGACGGCGCGGAGACCTGCCCAAGCGATTTCTCGCCGTCCGCGAAAACGATGCAGTTTTTCGTCCACTCATTGCGACCGGTACCGCCGCGCTGCACAATGACTGTGCCGTCGTTGATGTCGTTCGCATTGTGCGAATGTTTCGACGCAGCGGCGCCGATGTTGGCAGCTTTTACCTTATGCGGATTGTTGAAGTTGGAAAGGTGCGATTTCAGCAGTGAAAGCGCCTTTGCAATCTTTCCGAGGATTGAGCCCATCTTTTCCCCGGAGGTAATGTCGGACAGCTCGTTTGCTGCGACAAAGGCAGGCGTCTGATCGATCAGGGCTTTGTTCTCCACATTGCCGAGGCCAATCTGCTCCTTGGTGACCTTGTGCGGATTGTTATGGTCGTTCTTGTGATTGTTCAGTTCCGAAACGGTTGCATAGACCAGCGTTTCGCCGAGCGCCGCAGACACATTCTCGGCCTCACTGACGAACACCACAAAATCGTACTGCGACGCAAGCAGGCGCTCCACGTTGGGGTTGATATAGTCGGCCTTTTCGACCTCTGTTTCCTCCCAGATGCAGTAGCAGAGTTCTTTCGTGTCATCATCGGGGTCCTCAACGTAGATGCCGATTTCCGTAGCCCAGAAGCCGGTGATCTCCAGCTCGACATTCTTGAACGACACCGACAACGTGACGTACTTTTCGCTGCGCGTCGCAGAAGCAATTTTCAGAGAAAGCAACGGGTTCTTCAGGTCGTTCGCGCCGTCGCCCGGCGTACCGTTGCCGTATTTGATGCGTGTGAATTTGATCGCGTCGCCCATGAGCCCGCGAAGCATGACGTTGTACCCGTCCGGGGTCAACCAGTGTGTCATACCGTTGCCTCCTTATCCATCATAATCAGACCGCCGTCCCAGTCGCACAGGGCGTTCCCGGCTTCGTCGCCCATGATGTCAATGTCCGTATTGACCTCGCCTGTGGTGAGCTTGAATTTCTTCGTGACGCTCATAACTGCGCCGAAGTACAAAATCAGCTCCCGGACGGAGATCGCACGAATACTGTCCAGCACCGCGCTCTTGCGGCTGACAACTTCGAGGATCTGCAGGAACGTGCGGATATTGTCGTTGACCTGCCGAATGTCAACGTCGAAGATGCGGTAGTGATTCGGCTCGCCGCCATATTCAAACCATTCCTGCACCTTACCGGAGCCGAACGAGGTGGACAGTGCCAGCTCGACGGCGTACTTCGTGCCAAGGTGACGGCGAACGTGCCAGGACTCGCGGAACGTGGCGCGTTTCTGCTCAATATCCCAGTCGTTATCCCACCAGCTTACGCCGAAGTCATGCGCAAGCTGGTCGAGAAGATCTTCGGGCAGGGTGTCGATGTGTTGATAGAGCATATTCTGCTCGATCTCGGCAGGCCGGGCCGTCAGGATCTGCGCGACGCCGGTTGCGAGCGCGAGCATTTTTTCATCCTGCCGCAGTACATCGGGGAGGACGTTCAGCAGGTTCTCAACCGTGAGGCCGTACTGCTCATTCATCCTCGTAGCCTCCGTTCACGATTGTTTTCGTCCCCAGCTTTGCGATCTGCGGCGCGGCGTTGTTCTTTCCACCCTCCAGCACCTTGTAGGCCGGGGAGCGCAGCACGATCCGCTTAACGCCCGTATGGAACAGGAGGTCGCGCAGCTTGTCCGGGTTAATATCGCGGCCGAGCTTACCGGACTGCCAGGCGATGTATTCCTCGACGGCTGCGTTCACGGCTTCCTGAATCGCCGCGCCGGAAAGCGTCGTGTCCGTAGGAACGTAATAGGTGAAGTCGATGTTGTAGGAAACAATGCCGGGGTCTTTGACGCTGACATAGTCCGCCAGCGGCCGCACCTTGCTTTCGTTGCAGGCGGCAAGGATGGCGTTTTTGATCTCCGTCGTGGCAATCGTTCCGTCGTCCATCAGCGCATAAATATCGACGTGTCCAGCACCGTCAAAGGTGAGCGACGCGTCGATCTGGCTTGCGCTTGCCAGCGCACCGTCTGCGGCGATTGCAACTTGCAGCAGACCGTTTTCGTAGGTGGCGGTATAATCCGTGTCGGCGCTCGCCGCCGTGCTGCTGCCCTTGGCGTAGACCGTCAGAGAGGACAGATCGATGGTGTCGCCGCCCCAAAAAGCGTACTTGATGCCGCCTTTCGTATAGAGATCAAGCGTCGCTTTCTTTACGACAGCCGGGCGAACGGCCTGCACGTCCGCAATCTCGGTCGATACCGATTTCGCGTGGTAGATGTAGGAGCCGACCGCGCCGGCCGTCGAGAACGCGAACATGGATTCGCGCATCAGCTCATAGAATTCCTCGTCGCTGGCGATCTCCGAGCCGTCATCGGAAGATGTGATATTGGTGCAGGACGTGTAATAGTCGAACACGTCGACGATCACGTTGAGCTGCCCGATGGCGTAGCCGTTTCCGACTGTGCCGTCCGTCTGGCACCGGATGGCGGTGTCGACATAGGTATCGCCCGCGCTGATATAGGCGTCGGCGACAGTCTCCCAGATCAGGGTGTTGCTGGCGTCTGTGACGCGCGTCCCTTTGGGGACGAGGATGGCGAACGTCTGCGCTTCGGAGATCGTGAAGCGTTCCGTGCAGTAGGCAGGTTTCGCCTGCGGGCGCTGCTGCAAATAGTACAGCTCCGCCAGTGCGTCGAGATTCTTGCCCTCGGCGCGGCTCGGAATATTCTGATTCGCGGTATAGTTGTTGTAGACCCGCTCCTGAATGATGACGCTCGCCACCCACTGTGCGAACAGCTTTTCGGGGCTGGCCGGCCGGACGCTTACACCGGTCAGGTTCTCATAAACGGTAATCAGAAAATTTGTGATCTCCGCAGCGTCGGTCGATACAAACTGAAATTCGGTATTACGACTCATCGACAATTTCCACCTCCACGATAGGGCTTAGAACGCCCTGCATTTCTTCCTGCGTATCAAAATCGATGCTCTTGACGCGGACGCGCGGCTCATATTCCTCGATGGCCTCGCGGATCTGAGAGAAAAGCAGCACCTTTGCCGCTGGAATCGGCCGGTCGATCAAGGTAGCGTCAATGCCGAAGCCGCGATACATCGGGCAGGAGCCTTTGATCGTCCGCAGGATGATGGAGACGTTTTGCAGAATGGATTTTACGGGGTCGGTTTCGCTCAGGCTGATCGGCCCGATCTCCGACATGGTGATTTTGTAGCCCATAGTGTGCGCCCCTCATCGTAAATATTCCTGCAAGGAAATGCTCAGCGTCGCTCCGATGATGTTGCCGTGTCCGTCATAATGCTCCGCCTTGGTCTTGTGGCTCAGGATCGTCCAGCGATAGCGGCCGTATCCATGATTGCCGATCGTAAGCGGCAGCGTAACGCCTTGCCGTTCCAGATCGAACAGCCGCCAGATCTCGGACATCGGGTCAACGCCGAGGGAAGCCAGAAGCTGAATGTCAAAGGTGATCTTCGCAAGGTCTGTGCCCGTGTATTCCGCAATGCTGTCACCGGCATGAAGATCATGCGTGGCATACCGCGCAGACCCGGACCATACGAAGTTGCTGATCGTTTTCAGTGTGCGCGACGAAACTGAAAAGACAATATCTCCAAGTGCTCCAACAATCATCCGATACCTCCCAGCACGAAGCCGTCTCCGTTGAACACAGGCAGATAGAGCGTGAGGACGGTGTCGTTGACAAGCGGCATCCACGGCTTGATCGTCAAGCTGTGCGAATGGCTTTCATATGCCGCCTCGCCTGTGCCGCCGCCTTTGTCATCGGTCTTCTGCGGCGCTGGGTCATAGTCCGGAATGTGCGGGTGCGTGTCCAGCACGTAGAGCCATCCGGACGTCATATTGCAGTCCTGAAATTTCACTCGCGCTTTCCGCTTGGCATTGTCGATGTCCGTCACGGTTCCGACGCGGACGAGCCGCTTTAATACTTTTTCAGCGTCCATCAATATCCCTCCAATACCATGCGCAGCGAGATCTGCGTCGTGTAGCCGCCGCTGTCCAGCTTGTGGACAGCCTGCTTGATGATGTATTTCCCGTCGTAGCCACCCCAGCCTTTGAGCGCAACGTTGACGCCTGCAACAAGGTCTGTATCTCCCGGCAGCAGGAATTGTGCCTGGCGGCAGAATTTATTGCGAAGACGGAGGTTCTTTTCGGCAAGCTCCTTCGCTTCGTCCGCGGTTTCGACCTTGGCTGTGATTTCGAGCTGCTGATTGTTTGGGTCTTCGGTATAACCCTCAACCTTGGCGATGCCCTCGATACATTGGCCGGTTTCGGGGTTGACGTAGGACACCCGGCACGACGCATACTGCGCATCGGCGGCGCTGGTGCTGAGCTGGTACGTCTTATAGCTGCGGTCATAGCGCTTGATGGTACGGACTTCCGGTTTCTGCTCGTACTTGCGCTGATCGAACAGTACAAGGATCCGGTTCGTCGCTTTGAGGGAAATTCCAGCGTCATGGCAGAGCTGCGACAGAAATTCAATGTCGCTCATGTCGATCTGCTCGACGCGCTCATAATACGGGTCGCTGTCCGATTCATACATACAGGTCATGCCGCCGTTCCCGGCGATTTCGTTTGCAATGCCGCTGAGCGTGTAGCTTTCCCATGCCTTGCTCTTGCAGGTCTGCCGAAGCTGCGAGGAAAACGGAATCGAAGAACCTTTGATGCAGACCGTGTTCGGCGGTCCGCTGCAGGAGATGTTATCAAGCTCAAATTCTCCGCATGGCAGCACCGCGTCGGAGCCGTCGCTGTTCCAGTTCTCGCGGACAAACACAACGTCCATGGCAAGCCGTTCTTCTGAACCGCCGCCATCGGAGGACGCGCCTTGTTCGCCAGAAGAAGCAGAAGAACCTGAGCTGCTGCTTTGCGCGCCTGCCTGCGCGGAGGTGGTGGAGCTGCTCTGCGCGGCGCCGCCGATTCTGCCCCAACTGATAATCCCGGCTCTGCGGGTGTTGATGTCTGTGATCTGGACGCACGAACCGGTCGCGTTGACCATCTGCCCATTTCCCATGTAGATACCCACGTGGTCGACAACGCCCTGCGTCCCGAAGAAGATGAGGTCGCCGGGCTGTGCCGTGGCTTCATTGACAGGCGTAGCCATATCCTTGTAGCCCTGTGCAGTCGTTCTTGGGACGCTGATTCCGGCTTCGTTGAGCGCATAGTAGACAAGACCGGAGCAGTCAAAGCCGCTCGGACTGCTGCCGCCCCAAACATACGGCGTACCGAGATATTTGTTCGCTTCGCTGACAACAGCATCACCGGACGCGCTGCCACCGGAGGGCGATGCCCAGGACAGCTTTTCAGAAATCTCATCGAGCCACTGCGTGAGCCAGAGATCGTCGCGGTCCTGAATTTTGATTTGCAGATCGTCCGTTTCGTCTTCTTCGTTGTCCGTGTAGGAGATCGACAGGAGGTACGGCTGAATGGATTTTGTGATGTCGATGCCGCCGAAGGAAACCTCGGCTTTTGTGCGTCTGGCAAGATTTCGGCTGCTCATCGCTGCACCTGCTTCCACGGCGGCAGCGTTGACGCGCTGCGCTCCACGACATCAGGAATCGTCAGCGTGACGCCTGCTGGAAAGGAGAAATAACCGAGCAGCGAGCTGTTGGCGTTCATCAGATCGTCGGTATAGTCCACGCTGCCCATCTCCTTGTAGGCGATCATATCCCACATATCCCCCTGTACGGTCGTGTAGAGTCTGCTCATCTGTACGCCCCCCGCTGCGCGTTGATATTGTCTTCCCGAATCACCGCGCGTACCTGTGCGGCAAATTCCTCGCCGTAAGATTCCAACCGCTCCATAACGCCATCGTTGACGTCGCCCTCGACGGTGATGTTGACCTGTACCGGAACGGAGCTGTCCGAAGTGGAAGTCATGGCCTCGATGGCGCTGTGCGTGTCGGCCGCGTTCAAGACCGCTTCGCCGCCGTGCATCATCACAAACTCCGGGCCTTCTTCGCCGACGAGGGCAAGACCGGCCTCGGCAGAGGTCGTGCCGCTGGCATATCGTGAGAACCCGCTCATGCGGCGGCTCGAGGCGACCGAATTGTTATTCTGCACGTTTCTGCTGAGAGCGGCAAGGGCAGCGTATCCGAGCTGGGAATATGCCGATTGCACGGTCGATAGCATTCCGGTCGCACCATCAATGAAGCCCTGAATGGTCGCACGACCGGCTTCCGCAGCTTCCGTGCCAAGATCCATGTCGTCAATGGTGTCTTCGAGGTCTCCGCTGATCGCGTCCGTAGTTTCAGAGAAGCCGGCGCGGAAGTCTGCAATGTCCTCAATGGCTTTGTTCTGCTCCTCGCGCAGCTTATTCCAGCTTTCGACCATCGCGGCCAATTCTTCATCGCTGGCCGCAGCCATGCCGGCAATCGCATTCACGCTGTCGGAGCTGCCGTCTGCGAAAGAACCGATCATGTCAGTCAGGCCTTCAATATCACCGGCTCTGTCGCGCAGACTGGCCAGATTGTCATTGTAGGTCTGCCAATGCGTGATCTGGCCTTGGAGATTGCTGTTGATGCTGGAAGCGGAAGTCGCAACGATGCTGTCTGCCTCCTGCCAGAGCGAATATTGTCCCTGAACGCTTTCAGCAGCGGCCTCGTAGGCTTCCTGATACGCCTGCTGGAGAGCTTCAACACGTTCCTTGACGCTGCTGATCTCGGTGTTCAGCTCCGCCTGTCCGCGCGAAGCGTTTTCGGTTGCTTCGGCCGAATCATCCGTCGCTTCCGTGAGGCTTTCGTATGCGTCCGTTACGGCCTGAATTTCTTCATCCGCCGCACTGAGCGCATTGTTGTCTTCCTCGATCGCTTCTTTCAGGTTCGTAACGTGCGTCGCGGCCTCGATCCACGCGATATTGGCATCTGTGACCTCATCGTTGACGGCGTTGATTTCGTCGCCGAGGAAGTATTCGGCGTCACGGAGGATGCCGGTTTCTTCGTAATAGGCGTCCGCCTTTTTCTGCGCTTCGGCGTAAAGCGCGTTTTGCTTGGCGAGCGCTTCGTTATAGGCCTGAGTAGCTTCGTGCGCAGCTTCCTCCGCATCCGTCAGCTCAGCCCGGCGCTTTGCCCGCTCGATTTCAACATCGGCATACTTCGCATAGATCTCGGAAAGCTCGTTTTGGTATGCCTGTGCGCGGGCATTTTCCACCCATGCGTCCGTGTTTGCTTCGAGCGCTGCCGTGCCACCGTCGATGGAGTCGTTTTCAAGGTCGATATAGCTGGATAGCTCCGGAATGGTCTCAACCAGCTTCATGAGGATTCCGTGATACTCCTGCTGCTGGGCAGTCGTTTTTTCACCGACAGAATCCAACTCTTTCAGGCGGTCAATGTACTGCTCCGCAACTGTGGCCGTTGCCATTGTGCTGCCGACAGAATCATCGAAGCCGGACTTTGCGTCGGCAAGCGCTTCGTTCATGTCACGCGCTGCTTCCGTCAATTCCTTTACGGACGGAGCCGCACGGTCTTCGGCGGCATCAGCCATCGCCACGATTCCACCGGCCAGCGCAGCCACGGCGGTCACGCCCAGCATAATCGGCCCGGCCATTCCGCCGAACATCGTTGCCATGTCCAGCGCTTTAATGACTTTGGAAATTGCGGCGTATGCCGTCAAAGCAGCCGTTGCACCGCCGACTACGCCCGTGAATGTTGCGACGCCCTTGACGAGCGCAGGATTCTCCTGCACAAACTCGCCGAGGACGTTCAGCACGTCCGTACCGGCGTCGTAAGCATCGCGCAGCGCCGGGGTAAAAGCATCGCCTACGGCAACCTTGAGGTTGTTGTAGGCGTTCTGCATCATATCCAGCTTGGATTGCGTGGTGGCGTATCGCTTGTTGGCTTCGTTCGTCAGAGCGATATTCTCATCCCACGCGGTATTGGCAGTCTCGACCGCGCTGTCCATCTGGTCTGCTGCCAGAGCGAGGGATTTGAGCATATTGCTCTGGCGAATGCCGGTAAGGCCGAGGTCTTCCAGTACCAGAACGGCGCTTTCGCCCTGTTCGTCCAGATTTCCAAGTCCGCGGATAAAGGCCGTCAGAGCGCCTAGAGCGTCCGTATTCCACATTTCCGCGAACGAATCCGCAGACATTCCCGCGACATCTGCGAAGCTCTGTAAGGAATCCTCGCCGGTTGCAACAGCCTTTTCGATGGCATTGAGCGTCTGCGTCATGGCCGTACCGCCAGCTTCGGCTTCGATGCCGACAGAAGACATTGCCGCAGCGAGCGCCATGATCTGCGGTTCCGTCAGACCGGCCAGCTTGCCGCCAGAGGCAAGGCGCGTGCCCATCTGTGTGATCTCAGATTCGGTCGTCGCAAAGTTGTTGCCGAGATCGACGATCACAGCGCCGAGGCGGTCGTAATTGTCTGCGGACATACCTGTAATGTTCGCAAACCGCGCAAGGGCCGTTGCGGCATCTTCGGCTGTCATGTTCGTCGCTGTGCCGAGCATCGTCATAACGCGCGTAAAATCGAGCAGCGCGTCTTTCTGAATACCGAGCTGACCGGCAGCTTCCGCGACGGCGGCGATCTCGGTCGTAGACGCCGGGATTTCGGTGGACATGGCTTTGATTGCGTCCGACATATCTGCCAGTTCTTCGTCTGTCAGGTCTGTCGTTTTGGCGACGCCGGTGAGGGCAGACTCGAAATCCATCGACGCCTGCACACACTCGTCAAAGCCTTCTTTTATTTCTTTAAGCGCAGCGGAGATACCAGCCGCGGCAAGAACGCTCGACACCGCGTCCACAGCCTGTGTCGCGCGGCTGCCGAAAGATTCTGCGCTATCGGCTGTGTCGCCGAGTTCGCCGCGGGCCTTTGCAAAGGTCGTACGAAACTCGCGACCAAGCTGCGCTTCGAGCGCAAATAGCATCTCATATTCTTTCCGCGATGCCATATCTCCGCCTCACTTTCATTTGCGTTTTCGCTTCTCCATTTCCTCGGCAATCAGTGCATTAGAGGCTTTCACCCATTGCAAAAATTCACCGAGCCGGAGAGATAACCAGAAACTTACCGGAGTGTTGTTCGTCCGGGCCATGGCGAGGCATTGCCTGCGAAGCCATACGCCGCCATCGCCGACGATCACTCCTTGCGCGATAAAAAACCTCTTACGGTGTTCCGTAAACGATTAAAATCGCGGATGCTGAGCTTGCCCAGCGCATCAATGCCAAGAGGTTCCGTACACGCCTTGACACATACGCGGATGAGGTATTCGCTGTCAAAATTCGCAACGATCACCGTATGGCCGAGCATCTGCAGCTCACGTTCAATCGCAAGAGAGTCGTTGCCGCTCAGGCTGTCAAAATCGAACGTGAGATCGGAATAGGTTTTGCCCTCATGCTCCAGAGGGCGCGTAAGATGCAGCGTGAAGACGCCATCGTTGGCGTTTGCTTCGTCCTGCTTCTCTGCAACTGCGAAGATGTTGCCGCTTTCTTCCGCGGCGGCGTTCTGCTTCTTGCTTTCCATGATTCGAGACTCCTTTCAAAAATGACGGGGCGACGCATCACGCGCCGCCCCCAAAGATTTACGATTTACCGAGCGCCTTGCGGGTGTCGGAAAGATAATCGGTGCCGTTCAGCTCACAGATGTAGTTGTACGGGTCAAGCTCCATGACCTTTGCGTCATCGATGTACGTCACCCAGCGGCGCACGGCATAGCTGCCAGAGCCGTCCGTAGGGGACGCCGGGGCGATATTGCCGTTCGACAGCGTCTTCGGAACAAGCACAAGGACGTGCTTGACGGACTGCGTCTTATAAACGCCCGCAATCGGGTCGTACACCTGCTGCGGCGCCCGCAGGTCGACGTTGTGCTCGCGCGGCTCCTGCAGCTTCAGGCTTTCAGCGCTGAAGGTGCGGAATTTGAGCTGCGCGGTCATGGCGTTCATGTGGCCGATGATCGGCGCTTCCACGTTACCGGCAATGCCGGCGCCAGAGACAGTCGCAACGATGAAGTCAACGTCGGGCAGCGTCACGGAAGCCGGACCGAGGAAGTCCTTGGCATCTTCGTAGCAGGCGAAGTTGATGACAGCCTGATCTACCATTCCCATTGTTCAGTCCTCCTTCGTCACGCCAACGCACTCTGCACGTAATCGGTGTCGTATTCGAGTACGAAATCGATCTCCTGTGCAGGGCTGGGCGGCGTCATGTAGATGTGGATTCTCACGATACCGGCCATGAGGTCCGTCATGGGGTTCTCGGAATCGAGGATCTCAACGCGTGCGCCGAGCAGATACTCGCTCCCCACAAGACCTGCGAGCCAGTTGTTCGCGGAATCCTTGATGTTGTCCAGCAGGCGGCGGTTCATCGGGCTGTCTGTTTTCGACCAGAACGTCTTGATGAGCGAATTGCCGACCCACTTGAACATTCTGCTGATCGGGATGAAATAGTCCTTGATGTCGGTGTTGCTGGGGTAGCACGCGGTGTAGTTGCCCCATGCCACGAAGCCGTTCATAAACTTGAGCGCCGTGCAAATGCCGTTGGCGTTCAGAATGTTCGCCTGTTCCAGCGTGAGGGTGATGTCCGTGCCATCTTCCAGGCAAGCGCCGTCACACTGGAGAGCCTTGTTGGAGGGCGATTCATACGGCACACCGTCATTGCCGCTGTCCACCTTCGCCATCAGGCCCGCGAGCTGGGTAGAGAGATGGAACTGCTTGTTGCCGAGTTTCACCTGCGGCCAGACTGCGATCTGTGCCGGGTCGATCAGGTTTGTCGCGGACTTCTTTGCGGCGACAGCGTCATAGCTGCGCGCACCGCTGGCAGAGCAGTCAATGTCGCAGATGGACTTCGCGCCGAGAATGCCGTTGATGACTTCGGCCTTCGCCGCCATGACGGCCTGCACCGTGCTGGTATGAGACCAGCCGGGCGCAATGATGAGGTCGGGCGTGGTGCTGACGGTTGCCATGCAAAGGTCGATGGCCTCGATGCCCTTGACAATATCATCATCGTCGATGTCGGCGGTCTTGATCTTGTCGTAGCTGATATACAGCTTGGTCGCGGCCTTGGCTGCGCCGTCCTCGATCGTCTCGACGATAAGGTTGCCGTCCGAGTAGTACGCGGCATAGTCCGTATCCTTGACAAGCGCCGATTCAGACGAAGACGCCGCCTTGACAACGAGGCTGGACAGGATCGCGTCGAACGGCAGCTTTGCCTGCTTACCGGAAAGGGCGACTTCCGCGCCCGCGACGGCTTCCTTGTTGGTGCTCAGATCGAGAACATTGCAGAAGATGATGGGCTGGCGCTGGAACAGTTTGAAATGCGAGTACATGACTTCGCAGATCGTATAGGTCTTCCAGTCGTCGGAATAGCCCAGCTTCTTTACTGCGTCTTCCCAGTCGGTGCAGAGCACCGGGGTAAAGAGCGCGGCCGGGGATTCTGCGGAGTGAACCGGTGCAGTGCCGACAACGAACGGCACACCGGATTCAGCGACAACGGGCGTCGAAACGCTCGTTTTCTGCTCCCGCACATATACGCCATGCTTCAATGGTTACTCCTCCTTCTTTCTCCGGTCTGCCAGCTTGTGATAATTCACATAGAGCAGATTTCCGGGTGTTTTGGCTTTGATTCTTGCATCGGATACCTGATCGCCGGGAATGACCAGCGTGGCGATCAGCGGATATTTCTCGACCGCTGCTGAGATCTGCGCGAGCGCGTCCTGCTTGTCGCCGTACAGAATACGCGCCTGCTGGATCGTGCCGACGATGCTCGGCCCGATGTACATACAAAAGCCGGCGCTTTTCGCACCGGCCTTGCCTTTGGCTTTTACCATGCAAATGCCTCCCTGTTGACACTGGGGATTTTCCAGACCGACACCAGCTCCGCGCAGAAGTACGGCGCGGTGTTGTCGGTGTAGTAGAGTGTGGACAGCTTCTGCGAAAGATCCAGCGCAAACTGCTTGGCAATTACGCCGTGCATCAGAAGCTCTTGGCGGAAATGCTCGACCGTCGTAAGCAGCCGCAGCGCACCTTCCTGATCGTCTTCGCCGTACACGCAGAAAAGGGAACGGACCTCAACGCTGCTGTCTGTCGGTTCGCCGGGCTTCTGCTCATCTTCGCCGGTGACGATCTGATGCAGAATGTACGGCGCTTTCGACGTCGCGGATTTGACGTCGGGCAGGCGCTGGCGGTAGACCAGCGGCGGGCGCTCGGCAGGTTCTTCCTCGTCGCCCTTTTTCCGCCGCACAGGCAGGAGCGTTTCGCGCATGACCTCATTCGTGAAGCTCGTGAGCGCGTCCAGTAAATTCAGCCGTGTCATACCGGCACCCATCCTTTCACGATTGCATCTACCTCATGCATCAGTCTCTCCTCGAATTTTTCCATTGCCTGCTCGCCAAGGCGTTCTTTCACTTCGTCATCGCCAACCATGTCTGGCACCGACTTGCCGAAGATTTCATGGATCTTTGCATCGCCAGATTCGGTTGTTTCACCCGTGCGTTCAAAGATGCCGGTGTGACCAGACGGTTTCATTCGCGCGACAAACGCACGATCAAACGTAGTGGGTGAAGTGGAAATAAACTGATGGCCTGCGGCGGCAATGCCCGGATGAACCGGGCGAAGATTGCCGTTGACGATTGCCATGATGGTCTTATTCGGGTTTACTGTAGGCTCTTTTGGAGACGAGCCGCCATAGCGCCAGAGCGGAATTTTGTTGCCTCGAAACGAGATCTTTGCCTCGATTCCGTTGAAATACCGATAGCTCGTCTTGATGTTCTGTTCAGCGCGAATATTTTTTTTGGAAATGTCGTACTTTTTCCGGATTTCCTGCGCACTGTTCGTCCGAAGGTTCGCTGTCGCGCGCGTCATTGCTCGCTTCATTGCAGTCTCGACACCACCCGGAAACTCTGCGAGCCTTTGCTCAGCCTCCTGCAACACCTCTGGCGATACAATGGCTACACGGCAAGAAAAGCTGTCCGAGTACGGATTGAAGTACGCTTTGGAATACTTGCTCATTCGTTGAACGCCTCCAATTCCACGCGAAGCAGGCCCAGCTCGCAGACCGACGAAGCGACGTAGAAGCGTCGGAAGAAAGTGGCGTCATCGGAATCGCTGATCTCTATGCGCGTCCCTTTCTCCGGTTGGTTTCCACCGAGATCCTGAATCCTGCAATGCAGCACGGACGAAACGAGGAAAAGGCCCTGAACATGATCGCTCATAAGCTGGCGTCGGTCTTTCTCTTTCAGCCCGGACAGCACGACCGGAATACCGGCGTGATCCTCGCCGTCGTAGGTCACGCCGTCGTAGACCACGATTCGCTTCTCCGCAAACTCGTCAAGGTTCATAAAGGTCCGCGCGTTGTCACGCGCGACCATGTCCTTGAATTTGCTCATACCACCGGAGCGTCGGCGCTCAGATCAGGAAGATCGTCCTCGCTGACTTCCACGCCCGGTAGGGCAGCTACGGCGGCGATTGCCGCAATCAGATCGTCTTTCTTGCGGAGCTTTGCCGTTTCAATGCCAAGCTCGGCGGCAAGCTCTTTGAGCTGTGCCACCGTCATTTCCTGCAACTGCTCCGCGTCAAGATGGGCCTCTGCGTCGCTCTCTGCGCCGTTTTCTTCGCTGGGCATATCGACGCAGGGGGTGTTGCCGTTTTCGGTCGTGCTGCCGCTTGCAACAGGCGCTTCGTCTGCTTCGTGGACGATCTTAGCGACGCCGAGCGCGACGAGACGCTGCTCGACTTCCGGTGCGGCTTCAAAGAAGCCGTCATCCGGAGTATATACGCGCTTGCCGATGCGGGTAACGCCAGAAATCATTCTTACCATACGCCGCTCCCTTCTCAGGCGAGGACGTTCTTCGCCACGCGCCACGGATTGCTGCGGTTCGGCACGAACAGCGGGCGGCAGGAAAGCTGCGTCTCACGCGCGGGCGGGCGGATGGTGAAGATATGCTGGGGGACGCGCTTACCGGCGTAAGTATGGAAGTGGCCGTCTGTTTCCATCTGCGTCACAGCGCCGTACAGACCACGTCCGACATTGGGCGCGATAACGATGACTGTGCCATCGGGCACATAGGCTACATCGCTGCCGCTGTCGCCGACGTAGGTGCCATCCGACACAAGAATGGGCATCACGCGGCCTTTGAAGTTGAAAGAACCGATCTGATAGACAAACTCGGTCAGCTCAGTCGGGTCAATGCGCCCCATTTCCGCACGACGGTTGTCCAGCATGGCAAGAATCCAGCCGTCTTCCATCAGGAAGTCGCCGACGTCCTGCGCCACGACGATCTCACGCGCAGGGCGGCCGCTCTGCGTCAGCTCGTGAATCATGGCGCAAATATCGTCATACCAACTGCCGAGGGTCCACTTGCCGTCGGCGTAGGTGCTGTGTGTCCACTTGGTGGACGGCGTGAACAGCGTCGGATTGTTTGTGCCGTCATAGAACTGAACGCCGATGTCCTCGTAGATGTCTGCGCGGTCGGTGCGGTGGCGCATGGTCGTGCCGTTGTTCAGAATGGTGTTGACGGCAAGCAATTCCTCAGAACGGGAAATTCGCGCAGAAAGCTCTGCCAGATCGCTCACAAGGAAGTGACGTTCGCGCTCGGCGGGAGTCGCCTGAGAGAGCAGGGATTCGCCGAAGCCGCGATTCTGAAGCTGGTCGAGCGTCAGGGGCATGGAAACGGCGATGTTTGCCGGTTCAAGCTCTGCCGTGCTGAAGCCGTCGCGGGTGCCGGGAATGGAGCCGATGCGCGGCAGAACGAAGGGCGCGCGCTTCTGCTTTTCTTCCTTGTAGTCCGCGAGGACACGGGAGGTGCCGAAGATGTCCATCGCATTGTCGGTCGGGAAGTAACGGTTTTTGAAGAACGACTGCTCCAGCGGAACCTCGCGCACCGCTGCAAGCATGAAATAAGTGCTGTAAATATCCATAGTTTCAGTGTCCTCCTTACATCACATCGGTGAGGATGATGTTGTAGTGGCGCAGCGCATCCTCGTCGTCAGCAGACAGCGTGTGACCAGACTTTACGATCACAGCAGAGCGGTTGAAGTTGCCGCAGCGATAAGCGACGGCGACGGCGTCCGCCGTTTTGCCGACGGTCACATCATCTGCAAGCACACAGCACGGCGTCAATACCTCGGCGGCTACCGGCGATTCACCGGTTACAGCTGCCTGCGCGGTCGTACCGAGAATGACACACTTGCCATCACGGCTGGACATGGCGAGAATCGTGCCGCGCTTGTAGGTCGTTTCCTCGCTGCTTTCCTTGCGGATGGTGATGCCGAACGTTTCTGCTGCCGGGGACAGCTTTGCGATCAGGTTATCGACTGTGCAGCTGCTGATCGGGCGTACAAGATTCTTGTTCATTGCTTACTTGCCCTCCTTCTTCTTCATAAAGGCTGCAACAGCAGCTTTCGCCGCTGCCTCGATGGCTTCCGGACTGTTTTCGTCCTTCTCGCCGTCCTCGCCATCCGCACCTGCGCTGGGTGCTGCACCGACGCTCCCAGCGCCGGATTCCTCGGAATCCTTGTCCAGATTGGCGAGGAAGCTGCGCCCCTGCTTCGCAGCAGCCTGTGCTGCACGATAGGTAAGCTCCTGCGCGGAGCATTTCTTCGCGCCGTACTTGGCTTCCTGCACCAGCTCATCGCTGAACAGAGCGGATACCTCGTCGATCTGCTGCATACGGCGCTCCTCAGCCTGCACCGCTTCGGTGACGGCGGCATTGGTATCAACGACCGCACGTGCGTCCGCTTCCACCTCAGCAACCAGTTCCGGGTACTGTGCCCGGAGTTCTTCCTTGGTCATGGAATTTCCTCCTTTTTCACCGCCTGTGACCACAGGCTGATTTTCTTCTATCGCAGCCGGCGCTTTCGCGTCGGGTGTGACTGTAGGGATATTTTTCGGCAGCGTCATACCGGGACAAAGGTGCATTTCGCGCCCGCCCACAAAGAGCGTGCGGCCGTTTGCACTTGCCGCAATCTGAACCGGCTCGGAATCTTCGATGACCTCATCAGCAAAGCCTTTTTCCACGGCCTCCTTGCCGGTCATATATGTCTCCTCACTCATCATGTGGCTGATGACAGTGTCGCTCATGCCGCTTTTGCGCTTGTAGATACTGACCATTGCCGTGTCATAAGCGTCCATCGCCTCGGCGCTCTTTCGCAGATCGTCAGCGTTGTATCCGCCAAACAGGAACGACCAGCCCTTGTGAATCATCACAAGAGAGGATGGATTGACCTTGACCGTATCGCAGGCGCACATGATGACGCTTCCCGCGCTCATGGCTACGCCGTCCACAATGCAGATCAGGTGCGTCCCCTTCGCCGCGATCTCGCGCAGCCGGTTGTGGATCACAATGCCGACAACCGCATCGCCGCCGTAGCTGTTCAGCCGAATCGTCACGTTTTTGCAGCCTTCCACTGCTGCAAGGTCCTTTAAGAACTCGTCCTGCGCAATGTAGCTGCCTTCCTTCTTTTCTCCTGTCCACCAGTCTGTCGGCCACTTTTCCACAACGTCGCCGTACATCTGGATTTCGGCATTTTCGCCGTCCGTGCTTGCCAGCGCATAGAACTTACGCTTGATATTGAATTTAGGCATTGCCTTCGCCATCCTTTCTCATGTTGCTTTCGGAATTTGCATCCTCTTTTGGGTGTGCCGCGCTTCCAGCAGCTTTCAGCAGCTCGTTTTCGAGCTTCAACTGCTCCGCATTTTCCTCCCAGTCGCCGCCGCCCAACTCGCGGGTAATCTGCTCGTGGGTCTTTACGCCGCAGGTTGTCAATGCGATTGCTGCTTCCGCTTCCTTCTTTGGGTCGAGCTGGCCCTGCACCGGCCCAATCCACCGGGCGCTGCACCATGCGGCACGTACAAGCGGATCGTCGAAAAAGCCAGGAGCCTTGATGCGTCCTCTGGCTACGGCTTCTGCAAGCCACGTCTCATATACCGGCTGACAGAATCGATCAACCAGCCATGTCCTGCGCATCTTGAATGCCTCCCACGCTTCCAGCAACGCACCTCGGCTGGCAGAATAGGAACTGTCAAACTCTTTAAGCAACACGTCATAAGGGATTTCCAGAGCCGCGCCGATCATGCGGCAGATTGCCTTGACAAAGACCTCAAAGCCAGCCGTGGGGATATTCGGATTGCCGAAGACAACTTTCTCGCCGGGAGCAAGGTGCGCTACCATTCCCGGCCCCATTTCGTACTCATTGGGATCGGTGGAAATGTTGCTTGCGCCAGAACCGTCCGGGCTGGCAGTCGGAACACCGGCAATGTCGCCTGTGCCGACCTCGTTGAACGGCGTACCGGACTGATCGGTTTCCGTCTCGATCCACGCCGTGAAGAAGCTCTGTACCAGTGCGGCCATCAGCTCCGATTCGGTATATCGCCGAAGCTGCAGCAGAGGCTCAATGACCTGTGCCAGATACGGGACGCCCCGGTACTGATCTGGCCGCTCGGACATCATAATGTGCAGAATGTTCGGAAGCCCTGTGTGCGCACCGTAGGCAAGTACGCGCGTCCACTCGCGCTTTTCTTCCAGATTCGTAAACAGCGGATAAGTATTGCAGACATGATACGCCAGTACACGACCATTGCCGTCAATCTCTACGCCATCGTAGACCTTATGTCCCGCGCCCGGCTTTCCGCTTGGGATCTCACCGGCAGACAAATTCAGGAGCGAATAGCCACCGTATTCATCTGGTGTGCAAATACGGTCTGCTTCCAGCAGGTGGACGCGCAGAGAATACGGATTCAAAGCTGTTGGCTCGTATCGTTTGAACAAAGCAAATACGTCGCCAGACATCAGCCACGCCGTCAATGCCTGCTGCTGTAACCCAGCGAAGTTATTTAAGCCGATTGCGTCGCAGTTCTGCGGCTTTGATGCCCATACGCGGAATTCTGCTTCTGCTGTGCGCTGCCACAGCTTCGCTGCTTCTGGCGTCATTCCGAGTACGTCGCGGTCAATAGAAGATTTCAGGCTCAAGCCCGTACCGACAACCTTTGTCCGATTGGTGTTGATGGCGCTCGTGGCCACAGGTGCGGCCATGTAAAGCATTCGGCTTCGCTGCCGAAGCGTCCCGTTGTTCTGATTGATGTCCTCCTGCGGCGAACCGCTCGACGGCGTAAAGCCCCGCATCGCTCTTTTGGTCGTGCTGGCGCCTGCCTCGCTGTAGCCTCTTGCCGATACGCGCCGGACAGTCACTTTTTCGCTCAATGCTTTCGCCTCCTGTGGGTGATAATAAACACAGCAGGAACGCACGGTTTCGCATTCCTGCTGTGTTGGTATTGCACACGTGCGTTTCTTGTGAAAAAGCGCACGGATGGATTTGATATAACCGCGCCGCCTGGCAGCGAAAGGAGCAAACTCTGCCGGGCAGCGCGGTGCAAAAGCCCTTTCAGGCGAATTGCTATATTTATCATTTTCGTGGCCTCACGAAAAAGGTTACCAATCGCGGGGGATGACGCCGAACGCCTTGCGGCGCTTACTGCCGTTCAGCTCCGAGGTCAGTTGATCGATCTCGTTCTCCATCTGCTTGATTTCCTCAGACAGCGCCGGGAGATCAAAACGGGTGAGCTGCCGGTCATCGATCATGTAGGATTTCACGCCGCCGTCAACCAGCGCCGTGTATGCGTCGTAGAGCTTTTCAAGCGCCGCTTCGCGGAACGCGAGCCGCTTCTCAATGATGATTCTGCTTGCCATAAAACACGCTCCTTACCAATCGTCGTAGTATTTCTGCCTGCTGCGCTGCGCCGTGCGGCGCTTCGGCGGTGTGATATTCGCCGAGGGTGGAGCAGGTACATGAACACCGGAAGCAGCCTTGATCTGGCGGTCGATCTCATCAAGATTCTTCGGCAGAGCCTTGAACGCGGCCAGTGCGTAGTTGCGGCAATCCAGCGGCTCGTTGCGCTCGTGACCGGGGATCTTCTTCCACGACCACGGCTGCTTCTTGTTCGGGTCGTAAACCTTTGTTTCCGACAACAGACCCGCAAAATAGGCGTTGCCGTAATCGTCACGCTTCGGGAAGTGGCAGTATTTCTGTCCGGGCGTCTGTACGCGCAGATTGTCCATGATGATTTCCTTTCCGGAATCGACGCCGAGCTGATACTGCCAGCAGGTGCCGACCGCGATCTGATTGACGAAGATCTTCTGCTTCTTTGGCGGTGAGATATAAGGCTTATCCTGTCCGGGCATACCTTTTATGCAGAATACCTTCTTGCTGATTCTGGCGTTGCATTGGGCGCGAACGCTCTGCGTAAAGTGACCGCCTTCATCCACGAAGGACATAGACACCCGCAGACCGACGCCATTTTCAAAACGCATCACGCGATCAAACACAACTTCATCGAGCTTGTTCCACGTGGCGTCATCATCCGGACGGCCCATGACGATTCCTTTTTCAATGCCCCATGTTTCACCGAAGAATCCATGCCCGACGATTTCATATTCCATGCGGTCATCCTGTGTATCAACGCCGGCCGTCAAAACGAGGACGCCCGGCGGCAGTTCGACCGGCTCGCCATTTTTATCCTTGCCGTAATCCTCGCGGCGAGCGAGCAGGGAATCTTCGTCCTCGATGTCGCCGCGATCTTCCCACGGCTCACCGAAGCAGGTATTGAAGACTACCTGCATCCTCTCCGTGCTGCCGAGCGCGTTGAGGTATTTCAGGACAATAGATTCCCACGATGCCCACTGGCTGACGAAAGCATTCAGCCAGAAAGAACGGGTTCCCTGACCATAGGCCTCTGGATTCTCGGCAATCCACTTTGCCGGGGCGCGTTTCATTTCCGCTTCCGTGGAGATGCAGCCGCAGCCGGGGCAGGTGTAGTACACCTTTTTGACCTTGTAGGTCTTCTTGTGAGATACGATGTTTTCATCGTACTCGAAACGGATGTCCGACCAGCGGATTTCGTGGTACTCGCCGCAATGCGGACATTTGGAGTTCCACCGCTCCATCGTGCCTGTATAATAGGCAGCTTCGATGGCGCTGGCGTTCTTGATCGTCGTGGTCGAAACCTCGACGGCCTTGGCATTATAGAACGTGGTCTGTCTGGCCATCGCCAGATCCCACGGGTCGCCCTCATTGCCGGCGCTCGTTGCCCAACGGTCACGTTCGTCGCCGAACACATAACGGATAGGCTTTGACGCCAGCGCGTGAGCCTCGGTCGAGCCGCACATCGTAAGGATGCCGCCCGGATAGGCTTTTTGGAGAATCGTATTGTGAGAGTCACGGCTTTTCGGCGCGGCGATCTTCTGCCGCAGAGCCGGGCTGTCACGCAGCATCGGCGCGATACGGAGTTTGGAATACTCCTGCGCGTCAATGGTCGTAGGATGAATGAACAGAATGGAGCCGGGGTCTTCGTCAATGATGTAGCCGATGCAGTTGTTCAGAAACTCAGACTTGCCGACCTGCGACGCGGCCACCATGACGATGTGCCGCACCTTTGGGTCTGTGAAAGCGTCCATCGGCTCACGCAGATAGGGGGTGCGCTCCGTGCGCCACGGGCCGGGTTCGGCTGCACTCTCGGCAGAAAGGCGTCGCTTGGCTTCTGCCCATTGGGTGACTGTGAGATCATCGGGCGGCGTCATACCGGCCAGCGCTTTGCGCATGGCTTTGTTCAGACGTGCCGCACCGCGCCGCTTGGCTTGGCGTTCGGCTTCGGCTTTTTTCAGCGCATCGGCCGCTGCCTCATTCTTCGTCATAGCTGCGCCCCGCATTGCTCCAGTCGCGCCGCTCGTTCACTTTCTCAGCGTATTTTTCGGGGTCGTAGTGATACGCAGCCAACTCCCGCATGACCTTATGGACTTCCTTGCGGATGATCTCGGCAGCCTCAGCCGGGCTTTGTGCGGCGGTGACGTCAACCGATAACCGCCCCGGAAGCGATAGCAGCGCAGCGCGGATGGTGTAAATCAGATCTTCCGTGAAGCCCTCCACATCTTCCGAGCGGTGCAGCTTGCCTTTCAGCTCCTCGACCTCCATCTTCGCAAGCTGGGCTTTGGAGAGCTTGAGCTGTGCTTCGGACTGCCGTTTCGCCGTTTCCAGCTTTTGCTCGGCCTCACTGATCTGCGGCTTGGAAAGGAAGTTGATATATCGCTGAACCGCGTCGCCGAGTTGGAAGTAGCCGCGACGCACCGGAACGATCGTTCCGTCCTGTGCCATCTGCTGCACACGCCGCGCTGTTACGCCGAGGATCGCGGCCAACTCTGTCGTGCTGATTTCCGCTTCGGCATCGATCTTGATTCTCGTTTCAGCCATATAGCAAACTCCTTTCTTGCTTTTCGGATGGGGCTCAGCGGAATTCCACCGCGGCACCCGTGCTGCACGGGCGTGGTCCTTACCCCGACGTGACCATATGAACATTAGGAGGTCGGCGCGGTATGCCTCACCCGCGCCGTGGTATGAAAAATGCGCGGTATCTGCTTCGATACCAGCGCACATTCCAGCGGTAATCGTAACGAAATTACCCGAAAAACAGGAAACTAACTAGGCGAAAAATGGGGTCGTCGAGCCCGCAACAGATGCCGCCCCATCCCGACAGTACCTTTTCAGCGGCCGAATCGATCACGACGCATGATACCCTGCCACCCAGCAAACTTATCGCGCGTGACAACGTCCTTCTCGCAGGGCTTCTTGCAGCCTTTGCGCCCTCGATGGCAGATGCACACCGTCTTTCCATTGACGATCTGCACCCAGACAGGAATCTTCTCTTGTTCTTGCATCGTTTATCGCCTCACATCGGAACGGATTTGACAGGGGATTGGCTGCATACCCACCCAGCCCTTATGAATAATTACCGGGGGCTACGATTGTTCTGCGGAGAAAACTGCATCGCCCTCCTTGATGAACATGACGTGGCCACAGTGCTCACAAACAACCTTGGCATACTTGGGTGGCTTCTCGGCCACGCTCAGCGCGGACGCTTTGGCGCGGTCTACCTGCTCCTGCGTGGTGATTGCAACATTCTGTGCTTCTTCCTTTGCGGCGTTATCCAGATAGGCTTGGTATCTGGCGCGGCGGTCTTCTTCGGATTCACCGGCCACCCCATCATCAAAAAGAGCATCGGCGTCAAAATCGTCGCTGGGAGCTGGGAAACCGAGGGATTCAAGATCGAAGTCGAAGTCAAGGTTGAGCATATCGATCTCGTGGAGCAGCTCATCATTGATCCACTCAGAGAATTCAGAAATGCGGTTGTCGGCCAGACGGTCGAGCTTGATTGTTTCCTCGTCGGCATCCGTCACGACACAGGGAACTTCCTCCATGCCGAGCCGAATGGCGGCAGCATACCGGGCGTGGCCTTTGACGATGATGCCGTTGCGGTCGATAACCAGTGGCACGTTGAAGCCGACCTTTGGGATGATCTCAACGAGCAGGTTGACGGTCTTATCGTTCTTCCGGGGATTGCGGACATAGGGCTTGACCTCGGAAATCTTCTTCATCACGATTCTCTTAACAATCTCCATCAGTGCCAGCCTCCTTTCGATACTTCTGAAGCTGACGCGCCTGATTCTCGGAGATCGCAGCGCGTGTGAATGAATTGTTTTCGTAGAGCTTTGCATAGCCGGTGATGTGCTTGAGGCGCACCAGTTCCTCCGGCTCCAAGCCAAGCTCATTGCAGACCTGCAGATCGGTCGCGCCGTTCATCAGCATCTCCATGACGATATTGGACATACCGTTGATGGAGTGCTTGCCTCTGGCGCGGTTGTGCCGAACGGTCGAGGCCATGAGGTCGTTCATAGTCTTGCCGTGGAGCACGACACAGGGCAGCTTCCCCTCGCAGGATGCGTAGATGTCTTTGAATCTGCGCATGATGCTGTATCGGTGGAAGCCGTCGACGATGACGTACCGATCTTTCTTTTCGTCGTAGATGGTAACGACGGGCTGCGTGTAGCCATCCGCTTTGACGGAGCGATAAAGCAGTTTCATCTCCTGCGTGGCGACACTGTTGGGGTTGTAGTCGTTTGCGTGGACCTTTTCAATGGGTATCCACTCGACCTGATGAATGGGCTGATCTGAAATCATTTCTTGCTGCCCATATATTGCTCAAACTGCGCGGCGTCGCGTTTGCGGTAGGTGGGAGCCTTTTCCCGAATACGGAAACGGGAGCGGGCATTTGCGTTGTTCGTGCCGTCAATATCATTCAGGACGATCTCTTTGACATGGACGCGATACCATTCGTCGCCGGTCTGATTCTTCCAGCGGTTCCGGAACAGCTCATGGTATTCGGGCTTCACGATATTGACAAGCAGGTAGTCGCGGTATTCCTGCCACGATTTGAACGCAAACGGGAGCTGGCGCGGGATAATGTCGCCGCTGTCAAAGGTATGGGCGAACGTGCCGACGCCAGATACGCGACGGATGAATTTGTTGTAGGTGTCCGGTTCAAACTCCTGCAGCATTTCGATTGAGTGCCAGGCGGTTTCATGGATGAGTGCCGAGACGCGCATGGCCTCCTTGGCCAAGCCCCACTGGTATTGCAGATCGTAGACACGATTGTAGGCCCAGTGATTCCGGGCAATGGCTGTCCAGATGTCATCGTTGGTGAAATCATAGATCGGCCAGAACACTTGACACTTGCCGACTTTCTTCTTGCACCACGTCACGCCTTTGTATCGGGCTTCATGCTGCGTGATAGCAACGCGCCGGTTCAGGCTTTCCGTCATACGCATACCTACCAGCACGGCACAATTCTCGGAATCGGTGCAGTAGGACGGGAGAACATTGACAAGCTCATGGAATCGGTTTTCGCTGCTGGGGTTTTCCTTGATGGAGAGCGGGTGCTGCGGGTGAATCCAGATTGCTTTGTCCTCCGGATTCCAAACACTGATGAAATTCTTCTCCGGGGAGAGCGTGTTTGTGAATTCAAAGGGGATCTGATACCAGTACGGCGTGACTTCTGGCAGCTCCATAATGTGCTGCATATAGTCCACCGTCGCTTGCCACTCAGCTTCTTGGTCGAGCCAGAACACCTTGAGCGGCAGACGGCCGCGCTCCTGCGCAACCATAAGCGCCATACGGAACAGAACAGTACTGTCCTTGCCGCCGGACATACTGACGATCACATCGTCGTGGCCGTCGAAGATCATCCGCAGCCGCTCCAATGCTTCATCGAATACGTTGTTTTGCAAATAGATCATTGCTGCTGACCCCGCGCCGCTCATGTGAGCAACATAGGGTTTCCTCCTTTTTTCGATGTACCCGCAGCCGGCAGCGTTGGCGATACGCCGCAGGTCCGAGCCATCCTCCACGCAAGGAGCATCGTGGAGGCAAGCCCTCCTTCCGAATAAAATGAGCAGCGCCCCGATCAGGAGCGCCGCCCGGCTTGATTTGGAATTTTACGAGTCTAATACTAGCACACTGTATGCGGACATGAAAGCGCCATATTGTGCGGTGAGATTTAATTGCGTACAATTACGCACAAATAGATGCTATGGCGTATATCCGCAATCAGCCGCGGACCGGTTCGGACAGGCAGCGATATACGGCGTGCTTCACGCTGGACTCGGTACTGTACTTGCCAACAATCCCGGCAATTTCTTTCCACTGCATTGCGCGAATGAAACGGAGACGGAAAATAACGCGGGTTGTCCCGTCTTCGATGGTGGAAATCCAAGCAGCGATGCGTTTTTCGCTTTCTGCGATTGCGGCTTTTTCACGTTCAATCTCAGATTCCAAGTCCGCAATCTCAGCGGCAAAGTCACCGACCTTGTCTCTGACGCCGCTTGCGTGGGGCATTCCGGTCAATTTCTGCGCACCCGGGACGGCAGCATCCCAAAGGTTTTTAAGCGTCTCCTCGGTCCTTGCAAGTTGCTGAACCGCGTCCAGATGCTCATTCAACTGTGCCAGAGTCATGTGCGCCGCCCCTTTCCATCGTTATTTCGTCTTCTTCCACGCGCGGATCGCGGTCTTCTTCGTGCCTTTCGGCTTGCCCGCTCTACCGCAATTATAACACCTGACGCAAAACATGGGCGGTGTTCTTGGACGCAGATATACTTCCTCGACCTTGCAGCGGCTGTCTGCGCCGCAAAACCGGCAGGTCAATTCATCAATTCTTGGCATCGCAATACCCCCTACCTTGAGAATTGAGATTTCGGCAAATCGCGCAAACACGATCTGCGGGGCATTCGAGGCGCGTGTTGAAGTAGCAACGCGGCTGCTTGTTCTTAGGAATGAAGCGAATGAATGTTGTGCCACCATCGGCCATGATATGCACGTGAGATTTTCCGACAGCCATCCGATATAGACCAACAAAAACTTTGGCGTCGTTCTCAACTGCAAAAGGTTCTCGGACGAACCGGCTGGCATTGTTTCTGCTCATGCCAGCGCCCATCAGCAGTTTAACTGCCCGTTTTCTAGTCATGGACCATAGCCTCCTTTTCACGTTCCATCCGCTTCTGCTCCATACGTTCCAGCCGGTCATCGCTTGCAACAGCCCATTTCCGACGTTCTGCCGCTTTCGGGCGGCGCAGAAAATCAGCTCTGGCGTTCGAGGTATAGGCGGCTGGCATACCCAGCTTTTTCGGCTTAGACATTTTTCAGTTCCTCCAAAGCCCGCTCGGCTTCTTCTAAGCTGAGAAATGCGGTTTTGCCGATTTGATGTTCCAGAAATCTTCTCGTTATCTGGCCTTCTACGGTCATCGTTGTATATATAAGCTCGCCGGTTGTGCCGTAGCTTGCGAACCCCGTCACTGTGGCCTCTATCGGACTGTCTACCTGCCTAAATACAGATCGCGCAAACCACACTGCATCACCAACTTTGCACGGCAGAATCAAGACACGGCCATCTTTATCAGCAGCCAGCAGCTTTCTGATTCGTTCGGCTTTCGATGCATCATCCGCAAATGCGGACTCAATAATGGCTTTCGCGTTTGCCACCTGCTCTGGCATCAGACCCGTAGCTTCGTAAGAAGCCAGCCGCGCCAATGCAACCTCATACCCGCGACGGCACATAATACCGCCATCATTGTCGTACCATATGAGCCTATCCATTCTGTTTCCTCCAATATTCGTTGAATTTCTGGCCGGTGATAATTGGGCGGCACCATTCGCGCTGGAAGCGCCGCCACTCCGGGGCGTACTGTCCATCCTCGCCGCGAAACAGCATTGCATACGGCACGAATCCAGCACGCATGGTTTGTACCAGACGCTTTTCAGCGTCCTCAAAACTGTCACCGGCGTAGCCGCACAGCACATAGCAGCACATGGTGTGGCTTGCCGGGCGGAATCCTGCCACCCGCAGCTTTTTTCCCATCTCAATCAGTGGTTCCAGATCATCGCGGGTGTCATACGCCGTGTATATCCTCGCCGGCTTTACCTCATGTAGAAGATCCGCTTGCCATTGCTGCAAAAGCGCCGGTTCCAAACCGCCCGTAAAAATTGCGGGGTGCTTCTGCCGCTTGAGCATGGCACAGACGGCGCGAAAATGCTGCTCTGATGTAGCCAGAATGTTGTCGTCGAGGATATTCCAGCCGTTCACAATCGGCAGCTCCCGGATTTCCCCGTGCGCGCAGCGCGGAACGGAGCAGAACCAGCAATCCTTTGTGCAGCCGCGAGACGTGAAGATATAGCCGTCTCGAAGATACATCCCCGGTGCGAAGTCTCCCATTCGGTCATCAAACGCAGGGCCGCCGACCTCGACCGGTACGTTGAGAATCTGCCATGCGTCGTATAGTGCCTCCGCACGTTCCAAGTCCCATGTAAAGGTCACGGAAATATGCACCTCGGTCACACCTGCCTTGATGCAGTCCGCAATGTCCTCAATCGTCGGTTCCCGGAAGAACGCCAGCGCATCTGTCGGGGAAGCGTTCGTTTTTCTGGGGAATACGCGAGCAATCATTGTGCTCCTCCAATCGCAAGCTGTTTGTTCCGGTAGCACTGGAAAAGCGTCTGCCCGGAATCGTTTACCATGTACGGCAGGAAGATTTCATCCATCTGAACCATCTCGGATTCCAGAATCGCCATCTGCGCCGCTACCCAGTCTTTGAGGATTCTCCAAGCAACACGCTCTGCCTGATCGCGGTCGCACCGGACTTTCTGCTTCGTGAGAGCAGCCCACACAGCGTCGACGCTTGCCGGGAGACGGATTCCGCGCGGGCCGTCCGGGGTGTCGATCAGGAAGGACAGTGACGTGATATGCCCGGAATCGTCGTAATCCTGCATGATCTTCTTCGCACCGTGCTTTACGAGCTGGGCCTGAATCTCGCCAAGCGACGTAAAGACGTCAACCTTCGTCGTGTAATTCATGATTGGCATTATTCATACCTCCAACATACCCTTTACGCTCCAGCGCCCACCATCCTTCAATGTCGGCTTTGAGCGATACCACTTGCGCCAGCGCCAGAACAGAATCTTCGGCGGCTCATTGTGCTGCCAGCACCGAAGTTCCAGCGCATATTCCCGGCGTCGCTCGCGGCGTTTCCGCTTTTCACGTCTCTGGCTCATGGTGATCTCCTTTCGCCGGCGCTCCTGGCAAGCCGCGCCATTCCCAATGTCCTCCTTCACACCCGTAGCAAGGGCATTTCTCCACGCATCTATCACACCAGTGTGCAACGTCTATTCCGGGCTGGACGCATACTTCATTATTTTTGCACGTCTTGCAGTCCTTCCCCTGTTTAGCAATCTCAAGCAGCGCGTCCCTCTCGGCTTCTGCCTTCGCCTGCTTTCGCTGGGCGAGGGCAATGACCATGTCTTTCCACTCGATTTCCTTTCGAAGCGTCTCAATCGCGCTCGCTTGTCCATCCGGGAGCACCACATTCTCGGCAGTCAGTCGTTCGATAAGGTCGGCAGCAAACATATGCACATCGTCCATGCAGTGATCATTGCTCGCCTCTGGGCAATTTTGACACGGGACTCCAAATACACAGCACCTCAGCGCCTGCACGATTTCTTCGGTTTTCATACCTTTTCCCATCCTTTCTCGGCTGCGTAGCCGTCCAGATCGGCCTGCGCTTCGTCAAACGTGTTTCGCCAAGGGAGCTTTGCGTAGCATTTCCAGCTATCTGTGGCGGCTTTGTCCGGACGGAGGTATCGGGCTTTGAAAGCGTTCGGGCCGATACCGGGCATAACCTTGTATCGCCAGCCGCGCTTGTCCTTGTACTCTGCTGCTGGAAGCGTCCGCACATCAGAAGAAACACACTTGAATCTCAGACCGTCGCTGCCATCCGTCAGAGGGAGCGCCCGGCGGCGCTCGATCTCAGAGCGATAATTCCCACAATGTTTGCAGGCATCAGTGATGGCGCGATGGGCGGCACAGCCGCCCAAGACGCACATTTCGGTCAAGACATCACTCATCATCGGAATCCTCCGAAGCATCATCCAGCTGCGCACCATATGTATCAAAGAGCCGGTGCGTGCCATTTGCCATTTCTTCTTCATCGTCCGACTTTTCATAGCCGAGCGTTTCAAGGATTTCGTAGATATGATCTAAGTCCGAATTCTCGCAAAGCTCATATTCGTAGTGTCCCATATTCCATACACGTCGGTAATAGCTCATGTCCTCATCGTCGACGGCAGAATAACAGCAGCAGAAAATCAATTTCTCAGGCTGGGCCTCCGCTGCGCTGCGGACAAAGCCCATATCGCAGAAATCTTCGTTTTCGTCATCCGGTGAAAGCCTCACGCCAAGGAGCTGGGCGCAGAGCCGAGGACTGATGGAATTGCAGTAGCCGCCATCGATTGATTCTGTCGTTGCCACACAGAACAGAGCAATCTCTTTCATGTGCTGCTTGAACACGCTGTTCGGAAGTTCTTTGACGAAATCCCTACGCAATTCAAAATGGGCTGCGGCTTTTGCCGCAAATTCTTTTTCGGCCTGTTCGTCTCTGCGGCGCCGTTCCTCGCGGGCCTCAGCTTCCGGGTCTGGCTGTTGCGATTCCTGACGTTCCTTGTAGAGTGTGATTCCAGTGGAATCCTTCCTGTAAAAGTATCGAACGTCACTTGCGTCTTCCGGTACAACCATTTCCTTTTTCAAATCCCAGCGGCTGTAGCCGGCGTGGTAGACCATATTGACCGTCGTACCGTTGAATTCACCGCTTCGTTCAATCTGATATGCAAACTTGTCTGCAATTTCAGTCCATTCGGCAAGTTTCTTTTGGATTTCCTGCTCGGAAATCAGGCTTTTCAGAACGCTGTTGAAATTCGCCGTGCCGATTGCGTCAAGCGCTTTGTTCTTGTCTTCGGGGCTGTCCAGTTTGTCAAGCTCCAGATAGTCATTGAGCGTGGCGCCACGGGCTTCGGCTTTCTGGAATTTCTGACGGTCAAGGTCGAGCAGCTTCACGCGGCGTCGGATGGTGGTCTGCGAAAAACCGGACTTTTCTGCGATCTCAGCTACGGAATCACCCATATTGAGCATCATCTGGAAGCCTTGCGCCTGCTCATAGACGGTCAGATCGCTGCGCTGCATATTCTCAACAAGCATGGTCTGAAGCTGCTCGCGCTCGGACATTTCGACCACCACGCACGGCAGCTCCGTCAGACCCGCGATCTTCGCGGCGGCATAGCGGCGGTGACCGATAATGATGGTAAAGTCCGTATTGGAGTTGTCCGGTTCATCCGGAACGACCGTCAGGTTCTGCAGGATGCCGCTGGCTTTGATGCTTGCGGCAAGCTCCGACAGATCGCCGAGATCCTTGCGTGGGTTGTCGGCGTGTGGGAAAAGACGGTCGATTGCAATATTTACGATTTGAGGCATTTATGAATCTCCTTTGCTTTCGGAAGTTTTATTCGGATTCGCCGCCCGACGGAAGTACGCCGGGTGGCATGGATGGTGCTTATTCCTCCGTCTGCGCCGGTTCGGGCGGTACGATGGAACGCTTGGTGACCTTACCTTTGGTGGACTCGACGCCGGCATCGAAGCCGCGTCGGTAGATGCGGTAGAGGTACTTCGTCATGTCCTCACGGTTCATGTGCTTGATGCTCTTGTAGTCCTCACGCTTGAGCATCGGCGGCTTCAACTCATTCATCAGCCGCGTCCTCCATATCGTCCGGTTCATCAGCCGGGAGCACTTCGCGCGGATTCGAGCCAGCATACGGGCCAACGATGCCGTTTTCCTCCAGCAGCTCCATGATGCGGGCGGCGCGGGCATAACCGACATTTAAGCGGCGCTGCAGGAGAGAAACCGTCGCCTTGTTCTCCATGCGCACGATGCTGACGGCCTGATCGTAGAGATCATCGTCTGTGGCATCGGAGCTGTCGGCGGTGTCACCGAGATCATCGTCCGCACCCTCCGCGTCATCATCATCGGGCATTTCTGCGGCCTCGACGTCATCAGGGTCTTCCGAATCTTCTTCGTAGGTGTCATCATCTTCGACCTCATCCTCGTTGATAACGGGCATCATGCCGTCTTTGAGGCTGCGCTTTTCCATAACGTCGCGGAAGAAATACTGCATCCAGTACGTCAGCATCTTCATCAGGACGGATTCAATCTTGGTGCGGAGCGTCTTGGCAATCGTGAACGTGCCGCCAGTGACGCGGGTTTCCAGCGAACCGTCCTTGAAGATCCACGTCATTTTGGCTTCGGGGCTGATATACCCGGCTTCCTCGACGTTCTCCAGCATGGAGAGCTGGGCGTCCATGCCCTGAATCGGGGAGATCGTGAATGTGGGAGGATAGGTGTCTTTCTGGAAGCGGTATGTCAGGTCGTGTTCTTCGCACAAGCCTTCCATCTTCTTTTTCTGCGCTTCATACATCGAAATTTCACTCATGGTAGTGACTCCTTTCAGTCGTCAGTCGAGCAAAAACAGCGTTCCATTCCAAGCTGTCTTCACTCTGTAATTTTGTAGATCGGTTTCTTTTACGTACTTTCGGCCAAACAGCTCTTTCATGCGCCGCCAGTCATCCCAAGGGATTTTGTAGACCTCACCGGTCGAGAAACCGGCAACGACGAAGCAGCGAGCGCCGAGCTGCTGATGCCTGTCCATGTAGGCTGCCTGAATATCCAGAACGCGATCCTGCGTCAGACGGTCCGTGGACGTGAATTTGGCTTCGATCAGGATCGTCCTGCCGCCTTTGAGCGTGCCCTTGTAATCGACCTGCGCTTTCTTGGTGTAGCAGGCGAGGAATCGACCGTTGCCCTCCGGTTTGATAACCTTCATCGGCTCAGGCGTCTTTTCAATCACTGCATAGCCACGGTCGCGGTAGTAATCGAAGGAGCCGTCAAGCCGCTGCTCGAAATACTGTCCTTTCTGCCGGGCGATCTTGCCGAGAAGCTGCCGTTTCGGGTCTTTTGCCATAGCTGCCTCCTAGCCTTTGCAGTACCACATACCGCACTGCTCGCAGTAGATTCGGCTGTCCGGATCGTCGCCCTGCGGAAACTCTGCCTGGAAGATGTAGCCCTTGCCCCAGAGATCGCTGTGATTCCCAGAAAGAACATCTTCCGCTACAGCCCATGCCCGCGCAACGGCGTGTGCCTCGCCGGGGTTAGATGCGCGGGCAGGCCATACGACGCCAGTTTCTGCAAAGGTGCCGTACTGCTTCGGCTGCGTCAAAACACCTTCGAGTGTATCCGGATAGCGCGGGTCGGCTCTGCGCATAAGGGGAACGTCGCATACGCGATAGCGGCACAGGTCACAGCAGTTGTCGCCGCCGGCTTCCGTATAACAGGTGATGGCAAGGAGCTCCAAGTCGCGTTTGTCCTGTGCGTCCACGAAGCCGCCCTTTCCGCAGGGCTCGCTGTCTGCCTCTTGGAGAGGCTCTGGCAGATCGTATGTACTGGGAATATCGGCGGTTTCGTGTTCGACCTCCGCGTAGGCTTCGGTCTCCAAACGGCTCTGGTAGGTCGCTTCGTCAAACGTCCGCGAAATTGCTGCAGCAACAACAGCCGTGTTTTCGGTTTCGCGCGGCATTGCAACCGCAAGCACCAGCGTGGCGAGCAGAATCAGCGCAGCCAGAAGAACAACCGTAGGCAGGTTGCGCCTTGCCCATCTTTTCATATCCTCATCCTCCATTCTCGTTTCCGTCGCCGAGTGCAAATTGCTGTGCGACACTGGAAATCATCTGTTTTATGTCTGACGGGAGCGCCATATACTCCCGATCGCTCTTGATGCGCGCCGTGTAGGAGCGCTGAAAGTTGGAAGCGACCACACTTTGTACCGTTTCGGAATTCATCATGCCCCATTCCCGAAGCTGCTGCGGCGAGCCAACGAGCCGCTGAATCGTAGGTGGCAGACGGTCGTATTCCTCTTTCGCGTTGTAGCCGCTGTTTGCAATCGCCCGATAGACCAGCGTCCACGCCTCGGCGGCGGTCATTTCCTTCGGCATGCGCATCTTCGTGATTTGCTCTTTGACTTCGCCGATATTCGGAGGAAACGTGTTTGTCCGCGAGGCGATCATGGCTTTCACTGCAACGGCGACGACCATGACAGGCTCATCCTTGAACATTTCAGCCCAGAGATCGACGATCCTGTTTGCCTCCTTGGGGCTGAGCCCGTTATAGAATTGCGGGTAGGCCGCTTTCAGAACCGCCAGAATATCAGCCGTTTCAAGCCTGTCCATTTCTCATGTCCTCCGCGATGTCGGTAAAGACGTTGCCGCTGGAGCCGCTGCCCTGATAGCGATACTGGCCACCTTTGTCCTGTTCCTTGGAGAGCCAAGCGTTGATAAACCGACGGATTCCGGATTTCGTCTTGCGCCTTTTGGGATTGTCGGTACTCCAGCTCGACATCTTCCGAAGCTCCTGCATGACATTGACGGCTGGGTACAACTCGCACCAGCGGTTGTAATCCTCCGGAGACACGTCAAAGAGCGACTTGTCATTCAGGATGATGCTGATGACCGGCGGCGCGGAGGCGGTTCCCGGCTCTGCGCTCGGAATAGATAAATCTTCTCTAGCCTTATCTAAACCTTCACTATCCTTACCTAAGCCTTTACTACTCTCTACTACTCTTACCTGTGGTTCCAAGTTGGTTCCAGATTGGTTCCATTCTGGTTCCGGGGGTGCAAGAGGTATCTCCGGAACTTGTGGCTTCTCGGTATAGGCTTTATTGGGCTTAACGCAGAGCAGCGCCAGCTCGTCTTGGTAGTCGGTCGGGTGGTAGCGGTCACTTTTCAGAGTGTTGTGCATACGCCAGTGTTTGATGACAATGACCCCGGAATCGAAGCGGATGATAAATCGCTTGGCAAGCAGGATTTTCAGATCATCAGCCGAGGCGTTGACGTAGTCGGTGATTCGCTTCGGATTGTTTACAAAGCCATCGTCGTCGGCGCGCATATTGAGGTGGAAGTAGAGAGCCTGAGCCGAAAGCGGCATTTCAAGAAATGCGTCGCTGTCAATGATGGACTTCGTAAACATTCGCTTTTCTGCCATGCTTATGCACCTCCAACTGGTCGTTTATTCCATGCGGCGCCGGCTTTATAACAAGCGTCGTTGCTCCATTCGCCAATTTCCGGGTCTTCTTCGCACGAAAAACACCTTGATTGAGCGCCACACATATCGCATCTGGCAAAGACAATCCATCGTCCACGACCGTATCTTGCTCTGAGAGTGATTGCATACGGTTCACCGCAAAACGGGCAACTTTTCAATTCGATATCCATGCGTTTAACGCCTCCTTAGAACGGCAATTCGCTGTCATCGCCCTCAATCTGCGAGAAGCCGCCGGTCGGGTCGTATGTCGGCTCGCCTTTGGATTTGCCACCGTCACCGTCGCGCTTGGAATCGCCAAAGTAAACGCTATCGGCAAGAACCTCGGCCGAGCGGCGCTTATTGCCGTCCTTGTCCTGCCAGTTGCGGATCTGAAGCCGCCCGGCCACGACGATCATGCGGCCTTTGCTGAAATACTTATCCACAAACTCAGCCGTGCCGCGCCACGCGACGATGTCGATGAAATCTGTTTCCCGCTCTGCGCCCTGCGCCGCGTAATCGCGGTCGCAGGCAATGGAGAAGGAGACAACCGCCGTGCCGCTTTGCGTTCGGCGAAGCTCCGGATCGCGGGTCAGACGGCCCATGAGCACAATGCGGTTAAGCATGATCGGCCTCCTCTGGCGGAACGCGCGGATCGGGAATATCCTCACCAGCCGGGGAAGCGTTCGGTTCTGCAAGGACTGCTTCGAGCGCGTCACGCTGGCTTTTGCTGTGAAGAATTGCTTTACAGATGTGTAGCCGCTCGGACTCGCGGATGAGCTGTTCCAAATCGATGTCCATGATGATACCGGCGCCGGGCGATTCGTCGAACGGATAAACATGAGCGTCCTTCTTATCAAAGTTGAGCATTTTTGAAATCTCCTTTTTCAATGATCTTGATGACTTCCTGGCACTGAGGCACATCAAACATACCGATGTGCGTCTTCTCGACCGGAAGTCCCATTTGTCCAGCGAGCCAGCCGTAGGCGGCTTTGCGCCGCCCGCGGAACGGCCCGGTTTTCCAGAGAGGGTCGAACGAGGCGTGAGCTGCCATTTTCCATTTCCGGAGTGTGGCGTCGGCCAGACGGCCGAGGGGCTTGTCTGTACCCTTGTGGCAACCTACATAGCTTCCACATTTAGAACAGAGGTATATCATCCCGTAGCTTCGCCCATAGATGACACTGCTGTCGCATAGATTTGCTGGGATTCCACAGTAGTCACACAATACGGTCACGATTCCTTCGACCCCCTTCTTTGTGTAGCCCGTGTGTTGTTGTTCTGAACTTTGCGTGTGACCCATCGGCAGTTTTGCGGCGAATAACCGAGGTCGTTATTCTTACGGTCAATCGTCAAACTATCGTCGTATCCATGGCTTATTGCCCAGTCGTGGAACGCCGAAAAATCATTAGCCCACTCCTTGCAGACCGTAATTCCGCGCCCTCCATAGTTGTTCCAATCTTTTGTGTGAGGATTGCTGCACCGCGTTTTCATCGCGCACCAGATGCGGTAAAGTCTCGGCCTACGCGAGCCGCGTGAGCAAAAACCATGAACGGAGTTTCGCTTCGACAACAGCTCCTTTTGCAAACAGCCGCAGCTCTGCGTTCCTCCAGACCGCAAGGTTCTCCCTGATGCTACAAATAGATTTCCGCAATCGCATCTGCAATTCCATTGAACGTCTCTGCTTGCTGTCCGATTGGGATTTTCAGAAAAAACAACGAGTCGGCCAAACCGTTTGCCAATCATGTCGATCTTGCTCAAGGCTTCTTCGCCTCCTTGTACTGAGCTGTTTTTTCGGGTGGGCCGGTCTGAATACCTTGTTCCTCACACTCGGCAATGATACCGTCGAGGAAATTGGCCATCTCGGCGGCGGTGTACTCGCTCGTGCCTTTCAGAGCGCGGTAGTGGATGAATTTCTTGCCCTCGATGTAGCCGACGCCGATCTCGGCATAGTGTCTGGCCACGAGCCGCGGCGGCACACCGTCACGCAGGGAAAACAGCACCTTGCACTCGTTCCCGGCTTCGTCGATGTAGCTTTCGCCGACACCATAGCGCCGAATCATTTCCTCGTAGACGGATTCCTTGTCGGTTTTCAGCTTGGCCGCGAGCTGCTCAATGAGAGCCCACGCATAGGCATTTGCCCGAAGGCCGCGCGGGTCAGCTTTTTTCGAGATGGAGAACATGATCGGCCGCTCGCCGAAGTTTTTCCAGAGATCCTTGCAGCTTTCCCGCGTGTAGATCGACAGGATATACTCGCCGCTGCGGGCGTAGGTGATGTCTTTCAGGAAACCATTCACGCTTTTTCCTCCTCGACGTGGCCGTGCAGGTAAACGTACTCGCCGGTCGGCCCGATGTTTCGATAGATGAAATCGTCGCACTTGGCCTTGGAAAGATGCGTCCCAAGCACCCGGCGTTCATAGACGAATTCGCCGTTTGCCTTTTTCTCCGCGATTCTGGCTTGGATTTCTTCGTCCTCGTAATTCGCTTCCAGCAGGTAGAGGTCGAAATTCGGCGCCGAAATACCGTGGAGGTTGTTTGTGTCGGTGGCGTAGAGGACCTTTCCGGAGGGGAGCTGCAGCTTGTAGCCGCAGTTTGGGACGTCATGCACCAGCGGCACAGGCTCGACCGAGAAATCGCCATAGCTGTATCGGCGGTCGAAATCGTACAGATCGATGTTCGTGGGCTTGACGCCAGCTTCCACCAGCGGCCGCACCATCCAGCGGCAGCAACCGAAGCGGAGCGCCGGTCGATCCGCTGCGAGGGCGTGGAGCGTGCTTTTCCGGAAGTGATCTCCGTGCCAGTGTGTAAGCAGAACAAGCCTGAGAGCTTTTGCAACTGGCTTCACGACCTTGTACGGAACGCCGCAGTCGACGAGAATCTGCCCGTCGATCACAACAGCGTTTCCGGTAGAGCCGGTTGCAAGGACTTCATACGGAACACTCATTACAGCGAATTGAGGTCGATCTGCTCCGGTTCACCGGCGTTCTCCTGAAGCTGCGCCGGGGCGCTGCCCTCAACGGCCGGCTGCGGGGCGTCGGTTGTAAGCTCCAGCTCGTCGGAATGATCGGAAATGATCTCGCCGGTTCTGGGGTCGACGGCCGGGATACCGGAATCATTCGTGAGCGCCTGCTGCATCTCTGTGGACATGATGCCCCATTTAGAGATCAGCTGGCGAAGCAGCGTCTTCTTGGCCATATCGTCAAAACTTTTGTACCAGAAGCTCGAATACTTCCACATATCCTTGTCTGCAATCTGGCCGTTCTGAATCTTGTCGTAGGCCTCCTTGCTGAACGCCTGAGAATAGGTATCCGCGTGATTGAGCATCTTTTCCCGCGACCAGTAGATGCACTTGCGGAAACCGTTCAGGTACTCGAAGTAGGCCATGTAGCCGACGATCGGGAGCTTTTCACGCAGATCATCGTCTTCGATGAATTTGAACTGCGGCTTTCCGGTCTGCGGGTCTTTGCCGAGATATTCGCCCTGACGGATCTCCATGCAGTCCAGATCGGAATACTGCCCGCTCCGGAGCGCGAGCTGGACATAGCCTTTGTAGCCGAGAACAAACTGCGCTTTGGAGCACTCAGGCGAAAGCAGATGTCCCTCGCGGTCATACTTGGCTTTCTGCTTGAACGGCACCAAGTAATACTGACCGAGCTGCGGCGAGGGCGAGAGATTCAGAGCTTCGCCCAGCAGACCGCCCGCAAGGATGGAGCTGGGTTCGCAGGTCTGAAGCGCCGGGGTAGTAGCGACGGCGGACGTGATCGACGCGATAAAGCGGTTCGCGCGCTTCGGGTCTTTCAGCGTGTTGCGAATAAGATTCTGGTAGGATTCCGTGCTGATGGCGACGGAGAACGTCTGCTTCTTGGCAGGTGCAATGTTAGAGCTGCTGCTCATAGTCATAACCTCCATTTACGAGAAATTCTTTGAGAGCTTTCAATTTGCCGATGCTACTGCGGACGCGGAATGTTGTCTGATAGATCTTCTCGGCAGGGGCCTCGGCGGGGATAGGCTGCTCAACGGGAGCGGAAACAGGTGCGGCCGGTTCTTCATTCAGGACTTCTTCGATTTTGGCCTGCGCTGCCTCCTGAACCTCCTGCGCAGATTTCATGGCTGCGCGGCGGCGAGCGGCTTCTTCCATCTCCTTGTGGCGCCGGTCAACGATCAGGGCCGCTTCTGGAGCAGAAAGCGATTTACGGTACTCGACCAAGATCTCGTCCTTGTGCTCCAGCGTTTCGATCATCCGCAAATCGTTTGAAACGTTCTGCAAGAACAAGGAAGCCTGTCCTTGCAGTTTTTTCAGGGAATCGGACATCGTGATATTGATGCCGCAGCGGTCAAACGGCGCAATGTCTTCGGGGATATTCAAGCTCGCGCGGTATTCGTTGTAGAACGCGACAATTTCCTCGCGCTTGGCACCTTTGATGCCGTTCTCAACGGAAGTGATCTTGGCTTTCAGCTCAGCGTCTGCCTTGGTAAAGGCGTCGGCCGCACATTCCTTGTAGAGTTTTTCAAAGGCCTCATACGGAGCAAGGATGGCCTTTTTGACTTCACGGCGGCGGGCTTCCAGATCCTGAAACTCCTTGTTCAGCTCGGCGCGGGCTTTCTTGACGTCCTTGTAGGTATCTTCGGTGCAGGCCAGCGCCAGCACCTGCGCAACGCGCTCGTCGACAGAAGCCTTGACCTGCCGAAGCTGGTCTTCGATGATCGGAAGCTGTTTTACGACGATCAGGTTATTCTCCATCAGAGGGTGCCTCCTGCGTGATTTCCTTCAGGTGCGGCAAGATCCGCTCGTCAATGCGGCTTTCCGGTACGTTCACCTCGCAGATCACAGCGCGGGCTTCGCGTTTGGCGGTGGGGGCAATAACCTCCATGCCAACGTGGGCGTTCGGGATGCTGCAGCGATAGCTGTAGGCACGTCCGGCGCGGACGCTGCCGTTTTCTTCGTCGCGGTAATAGACATTTACGATCATGTTGTTTCTCCTTTCGACTTTTCAAAATCAACCGGTTCATCCGGGTCGCACGGCTCAACCGTGAAGGTGATGCGCTCATGGCAGAACTTGCGGAAGTTCCCATCGGAGCCAGCCATGCAGCTTTTCAGAAAGACCTCTTCGGTGTAGGCACTGCTGCAATTCAGAATCCCGGGTTCTTTGTCGTGATGGATGGCACGGAACGCAGCGCAGGCGATATCGGCGTTTGGCGCTTCGACCTCCGTCCAGCCACCCACAAATGGCTGTCCTTCCGTACCGTAGGTGAAATAATATTTCTTATTCATCGGGTTCTCCTTTGCTGATATAGTCACGTACAACATCAGTGAGCCAATCCTGCACGGTGTCGTAGCCATCAGCGGCAAGGTGCGCTCGGAGCTGGGAAGCCTCGTCGGCGGTGATTCTGGCGTGGAGCTTGTCCTTGAGCCGGTGCTGATCGGCTGTGCGGAGGTGCTTGCGAATGCTGCCGTCCGGGTCGAACTTGGCGTAAAGGGCTTTCATGGCTTTCTGCGTCAGGCAAATCCCATAGGCGTCGCTGTTCTCGCACTTGCTCTGGCTCGTCATGTCGTACTTGGGGTAAATGGTCTGCACAACGGCAACCATGTCTTTTGCGGGCGTTTTTGCTTTCAGCCGCAGCTCTTTCAGGCTGTTCGGCATGTGCATTCCTCCTTGACGATGTGATTTTTCGCTGCTATGATCGAAGTGGGTCTTTGTGCCTGGGGCTGTTTCCGTGCCAGCGGAGCGGCCCCGTTTTATTTTGCTAGGGCTCAAAGCCGCCCGGCTCAAGGTCCTTTTCCATTTCTGCCAGATTGTCGAGCGTGATGCCCTGCGCCATAAGCTCTTTACCGCGCTTCTCGAAGTATCGAAGCTGATACATATACTGCCTGCGGCGATACTTGATGCGCTGCTCCTGCTTGGCGAGCATGACAGCGGGTGATTCAGACAACCGCTCAATTTCAAGCTCAACCTGCTCATCTGTCAAAAAATCCTTTGGCATAGCTTTATCCTCCTTTCTACAATTCTCAGGCGCGTGTAGCGAGTGACTTCACGCGCCGCAACTCCGGTCGCGCCGGGTGCGTTGCGCGGGCGAGGTACTCGGCAATCGCTTCTTCGGTAATCCAGACCTTTCCGCCGGGCTTCCGCTGGATATAAGCTAGATGCCCGCTGCTGCGTTCTGCATCCAGCGTCATAACGGTTATGCCAAGTCTGGCCGCTGCCTCCTTTCGGGTAAGTAACGTATTCACGCCATATGCTCCTTTCTGTTTCTTGCCCCTCCCCGGCGATATGTGTTAAAATTTCACTGAAAGGAGGTGCTTTTGTGGCAAAACGATACGTTGTCGATTTGCGCAGCCTCGACCCCGCCAAGAGAGAAGCTGCGTACAAACAAATTGATGAACTCGCGTTTATGACCGAGATGGTTTTCGGTCCTGCCGGGCTTGAAGCGGTAGAAGTGTTCTGGACTTCGGAAGAAGACTTTACTACCTCTCCGCTGATTCCACCTGGGTGTCGCTGCACTCCGTGCTAAACTCATCCATCGTCACCGTTTCCATGCCCCAAACTTGAAATAGCGCTCTTGGGAAATCCGGGTCGTAGTCAAATACGACTCGGATTCTCTTTTTCGGGTCGGAGAATTGCTCCAGAACCTCTGGCAGCGCCCGCAAATTCTGCATGATGGTTTTGCCATCGTTCGGCCAGCAGCCGGCGCCGACGCCCGGCTCATGTTTTACTTCGTAACCGAAGTGCGCGTAGGTTTCATCGCGAGCGGCGTCCTTCGACCACTGCTTTGGGGTGCTGAATGTGTTATTCATCGCTGCCGCCTCTTACAGCCAGTACGCCAAGACAGGTCAGCTCGTCGTAGCACTGGCGGATGGTTTCCTGTGCTGCTGTCAGGCGGTCGAGAATTTCCTCGACTTTGCCCTCCGGAACTTCGATGCTGATTAAATAGTTGGTCATTGTGTCCTCCTTTCTGCGTTTCGCTTTCCGAATTAGATCTTCGACCGGCGCAAACGACCTTTCGCTACTTCGAGCAGCAGCTCTGCTTGTTGGAACGAAAGGTCGTTGTTTATAAGCAGCTTGCAAATCTCATTCGGAAGGAACTCTCGCTTTTCGCGCGGGATTCCAGCCCAAATCTTCTCCGGGTTCTCGTCGTTTACCGCTGCCACAACCTTTTGCAACGCCTCGTTCATAGGCGCCTCCTTCCTGTCTTCAGTTAGCCTTGGAAAACAAATACTCAATGGATTGACCGTGGAAAAATTGATCTCTGATTGCGTTGATTTCTGACCAACTGAAATCCCCTTTTCCGCTTACCTTGTCACGCACACTACGGTCTGTTCTGTGAATTGCTCTTGCCAGATCCGAAATGGTTACGTTTTTGCGTGCCATCTCTGCCTTTAAGTTTGGAAACATATTCTCACCTCGTTTCTCCACCGTCTGCGGTGGTTTGCTGAAATATTACCACCGTAAATGGTGGATGTCAAGAATTATTTCCTCCGCGGACGGAAATTTTTCTTGTTTCTTTCCTCCACGCATGGTATTATGTGCTTATAACAAAAAGAGGGGTGATTTCCTTGTGGCTTGATAAACTTCGGGAAATGAAGAATGAATCTGGTCTCACGACAAAAGAAATTGCGCATTTGTCTAAAGTTCCAGAACCGACTTTGGAGAAAATTTTTTCCGGGGCAACTAAGGACCCAAAATTGGAAACAATGCGCCAGTTGGTAAGGGTTTTTGATCGCACACTAGATGATTTGGATGACAGTCAAAACATAAGAAAAAGCCCATTCACCATAGAGATGAATGGGCTTGATAGGAATGACCGTGAGATAATAATGCTTTTGCGGAAACTTACTCCCGATCAGAAAGTTGTTCTGATTGCTGCGCTAAAAGCAGCGATTCAACAAGATTCGTGAACACGTTCTGCTGTGCCGGGGTCAGCTGATGCAATAGTCTAAGAATCTGTGCGTCAAGGTATGACATTTCTTGCTCTTCCTCGGTCAGCTTGGAAAAGAGTTCTGCTGCGAGAAGAGTTTTCAGGCATGGTTGTCCCTCGGTGTGCTTTTCGCTTTGCATTGTCTTGCTCCTTTATTTTTTTGCTGCCGGCGCATTTTTGATTATAGCATAAAAACAGGAAATTGGTCTTTTTTGAGAGAATATAACATTCTCTTGATTTCGACAAGGAGGGGATTCCATGGCTCGACCGAAGAAACCAACATATGAGTTTATCCCCAGTCGAAATGAATATCGGAAACGCATCAAAGGTCCGGACGGCAAATACATTGCCCTTTATGCGCAGACACCAGATGAATTGACGGAAAAGGTTGCGCTTGCCCAGCGGCAGATCGAAGAAGCTGTGTACCGGCGCGAGAATCCCACCGTCCGGGAATATGCGGAAAAGTGGCTTACCATGCAGGCTTCAAACGTTCGGGTAACTACGCTGGCAGACTATACCTCCAAGGTTAAAATCTATATCATTGAGCCGCTGGGCGATCGGTATATGCAGGAGATCACGCCCGATGACGTTAAGATGGCAATTACCAAGGCTGCATCGAAATCAGCGTCGATCTACCGCAGCGTCCAGATGCTGTACAAGCTGATTTTCACATCGGCAGAGCAAAGCAAAATCATTGACGAATCGCCATGCAAGAATCTGAATCCGAAGGGTGGGAAAGCGCCAAAGGAGAAGGCCGCGCTCACCACAGAGCAGGTGCAGACCCTCTTGGACGCGGTGCGCGGTCTGCCGCCGTATCCGTTTATTATGCTCTGCTTGTATGCAGGTCTGCGCAGAGAAGAAGCCCTCGCGCTGCAATGGGACAGCGTTTTCTTGGATGGAGCCGCCCCGCACATCGTTGTTTGCCGCGCCTGGCACATCGAACACAACCGCCCGGTCGTGACAACCGAGTTGAAAACGAAAGCAGCGAAGCGGACAATCCCCATTCCTCCACAGCTCGTTGATTGTCTGAAAGAAGTAAAAGAATCTTCGATTTCGGATTATGTCATTGCCAGCAGTGAGGGGCAGCCGTTGTCTGGCACGCAATGGGGACGGCTCTGGAAGTATGTCACTGTCCGCAGCACCAAGGAGCGCACCTACACCCGGTATGTGAATGGGCAAAAGATCAAGCACACCGTCACGCCGGTTTTGGGTCAAAAGGCAGCGCACAATGCAAGTGTTGTATATAGCATGGACTTTCAGGTAACGCCACACCAGCTTCGGCATACGTACATCACAAACCTTCTGCTGGCGGGAGTAGATGTCAAGACCGTGCAGGTTCTTGCCGGTCACGAACACGCGAAAATAACGCTGGACATCTACGCACATCTGACCTATAATCAGCCGAAAGACCTGATTTCAAAGGTCAATGGTGCATTTGCAAATAATCCAAAATGAGATTCATTTTGAGGTGCATATAAATTTAGAAATCGAAAAGTCATTGAAAATAGGGTGCTTTTCACGCGAGGATTTCAGAAGTACGGTCTCAAAGCTGCGAGACGTGCTCCCCAGTTCTCGAAGCGCTGAGTTTTCAAGAAAAGCCAGAAACCGCAATGGTTTCTGGCTTTTTTCTTTTGATAAACTCTGATATAACCAAGCAAAGAAAAACATAAAAAATCGAGGTTCATTTGAGGTGCATGGCTCTTAAAATCAAGTTTTGTGGTTCATGTTGTGGTTCATTTTTTGCTTTCGTTCTCTGCTGTGGGTGTCGAGCCATTCGGCATTGCCGGGGATTTGCAAGAATGCCTTGAAGCATTCCAGCGTTGCTGCTGCCAGATTGTCGCGGACTGTATCCGGGATGAAATCGACGTTTATTCTAATGCCTGCGTCATTGTTTTTCATATACCCTCCTAGTGGTATAAAAAGTTTGATTATACAATAACCGGATATAATGATTTGAGCTTGATTCTGGCGCTGGATGTTGTGAACTGCCAATTGACTGAAACACTACGGGAGTTTCTTTCGTTGACCCATGCGTTAAGCCGTGCCATGACAGAGTCCTTGTCAGAAAGATAGCCCTTGAGACACTGGCGGCTCATAATGCCAATCTCAATTTCGGCCATATCAAGCCAACTGCCATGCTTGGGCGTGTAATGGATTTCAAGCCTGTTTGCTAACCGCAGAGCTTCTTTCGGAGGGAAAGTGTCATATAGGGAAGCTATGGAATGTGTATTCAAGTTATCCATTACAAGCACAATTTTCTTGCAATCCGGATAGTATTCATCAGCCAGCTTCTTGATGCAGTAAGCAAAATCCTTTCGCGTACGAGAATCGCGAACTTCAACCTGCCTCTGACCGGTAAGCGGTTCAAACATCATAAAAAAGTCCACGATCCCCTTGCGACGGTATTCATAATCGACTTTTTTGCATGCACCGGGTTGGACGGGCAACGACGGGCGAACTTCTTCAATCAACTGGCGATTCGCTTCGTCCATGCAGACAACAGGGTATTCTGGGTCATAAGGGCGCTGGTAAACTTCAAGAACGTCCTCCATGGCGGCTACGAATTCTGCTCCCGCTTTTGGGATGCACCATTCTTCGACGAGCCAGGGTTTGAGTTCGTTTTTTTAAGCGTTGTTCCAATGGCCGTGGCGGATATTGAATCGACCATCTTTAATTCTACCAATCGATCCGCTATTAACTGCAGTGTCCAACGGTCCCGACCTTCCGGCGCATCTGAACACGCGATCGCCACAATGTGCGCTTCTACTTCGCCCGTGATTTTATGGTGGCGGTTTTGCTGCTGCTTGCGATTCAACGCAAACTCCAAGCCTTCTTCGACGAACCGCTGTGCTATGTTGCAAATGGTGCCAATGCTCACTCCGTATGCTTTGCGTATTTCCTCAAGTTGCCATGGCTTGTCGTTATAGGTCTCGTCCAACTTCAGCAAGACTTGGGCATGCTTGATCTTTTGCGCTGACGCTCTACCTCTTCTGGTTATCTCATTCAGATACTTGTGCTCGTCTTCCGTTAGAGTTACATGATATTTCCGTGGCCGCATTTCTTTCACCTCGACTATATCATATAGCATAGGCATGATAACTGCAATAACAATCTTTTTATGCCACTAGGAGGTTATTTTATGGATCTATAACGAGCAAAAGAACTGTTATCCGGCTTGGCAGACGGCGTTGATCCGCTGACGGGAGAGGTCCTTCCGGAGGATCATGTGTGCAACAAGGCCGAGATCATTCGGGCGTTTCACTGTGTTCTGAAATCGCTTCCGGGAAAAGCGTCGAAGCCGCAGCCCGAAAATGCGGGCAAGCCTTGGAATGATGCAGATGATGCAGTTCTCTGTCAGATGTTCGATGCCGGAGGCAGCAAAAAGGAAATGTGCGCCTACTTCAAGCGCTCGGAGGGCAGCTTAGCCGCGCGTCTGGTGCGGTTGGGTAAGATTGCTGACCGGGCAGAATTCAGAATGAAATAATGTAAAAACGGAAGCACAGTGCAAGTCCTGCTCCGCTACAAATCGACCTCCTGCTGGTATTATGGTGGGAAATACGGATCATGCAATGAGACACTTTTTTCAAAGAGGATTGAGCAACGTATCAGTGTCACGCGAGCGATAGAATGCACAAGCATCATCACGCAGGACGGCCGCCAACAAAAGCAGAAGCACAGCAGAGGCGGCATCTTGTGTGCCGCTCTGCCGCGCAGGAATCAGAATTCAATATGGTATTCCAGCTCCGTTCGTCCTTCGCGCTGCACCTCGCTGCTGAGTGTAGCCGTGCCGCTGCATTTCATCTGGTGCAAAACAAGATCGATTTTAGCAGCAGTCTTTTCCGTCATGCCGGAGGTGCGGCTGCATTGGAAGCAGAAATCTTTCGATTTGATCGGGTTACTCTGATCCATTCGCATACGAATCAGTTTTTCAATGTCGTTCTCATTTCGGAAATACACAAGTGTCGGGGCCTTTGGCTGACTATGTCCGCTGAACTGTGTTTCCGCTACGATCTCAATTCTGGAATAGTCGCTGCCGCTCAATTCGTGGGAACCGTTTCCTTGATTTCCACCAGCTTTCAGACCCGCGTTTGCAGACTGCTTTACGATCACTTTCTGATGCTCCTTGAACGTTATGCGGAAACTTTTTGCGCCGAGATCCTGCGCGATCAATTCCAGCTCATTGACGCGATTCTTTTTGAGATATGCAAAGTAACTGTCCAGAGCAACGTAAACACCGCTGCGATAGGGATCCATATAATAAAAGGTCTGTGCGATACTCGGCAGAAACTGAAGCCCCAGCAGCGTGGCGCTGTCCTCATAGAGATTGAGCAGTTCCGCGCCCTTGACGCTTGTCCAATAGCCGATGGCTCCGGCGCAGACTGCGCTGTCCGTGCGTTTCTTATCATGACCGACAATGCAGATCAGGTTCGGGATCTGCACCGCTGTCAGCAAGTCGCCAGAAAAGCTGTCCGGATACAAATCCTCTTTGAAAACGGGACGCAGTACCCTGCGGTCAAGCTCTGTTTTTGCATCATTGAGACTTTCTCCAATGCGGTTTGCACCGGCTTTGAGTTTCTGCGCGGCATCCTGCACGGACTCTTTGGTAATGCCAAAGTCCTCAGCATCGATTTTTCCGTTTCCATTTTTGTCAACGGCTTTGAGCACCGTATCCTGCGCCTTGACCGCTGCCTGTTTTGCTTTCGCTGCAAGATCCTTGATTGACGGTGAGAGCCGAGGTTCCCTG